CAAAATCTGGATCACTGGCGTTTTCAGAAGGACGACCTGATGTTCCTGCTCGACCTTCCACCGCCCGCCATTATCCAGCCGACGCCGCTGGAGCGTGTTCATTTCGGCAAGAGCTACGCCACCGACCGCGTCGAGTATGATCAGTTCCAGTTGCCGAAGGACTGGCGCGAGGCATCCCTGTACGAACTGCGCCGGTGGTTCCCGATCAAGGAGCCGGAATGGATTTGGGAAGCCATGCTTCCCGGTGTGATCCCGCCAAGAGGCAAATCCACTGCTGGTGGTGGTGGAGGAGGCATCAAGACAACTGTCGTTTTGACCTCAACATCGGCCAGCGGCCAGACATGGACATCTCTTAGCGACTGGAACAGCAGCGATAATGTTGTTCATGTCATCGCTGGCGGTGGTTCCGGCGGTGGCCGCAATAATGGCGGGGAATCTCAGGGCGGCGGTGGCGGCTCCTACTCTAGGCAAACCAACATCGCATTGACAGCGAGCGCCAGCATTCCATTCTTCCTTGCTGCGGGAACGGGGCCGGGATCTGGTTCCGGGACCAACGGCTCTGACGTTTGGTTTAACGGCTCCTCCCTGACTGTTGCTTCGGTAAGTGCACATCACGGTGATGGGGGTGGTATGCACGGCACGGGGGCAGGCAGCGGCGGTGACCCCATTGGCGTGGGAGCGGTGCAGTATGGGGGCGGCGGTGGAGGGATAGGCGGCACGTCTGGCACCACTGGCTCCGGAGGCGGTGGTGGTAGCGGGGGGCCGACAGGTCTCGGCAGGGGCGGTGTCAGTTACGGCGGTGCTGGTGGGAGAGGTGGCTTGAATACGGGCGGGCTTGGCGGCACCGCTGGCGGTGTAGGAGGCAACGGAGACGATATAGATGCCGCGACTACTACAGGGTCGGGCGGCGGAGGCGGCGGCAGGACAACAGCCGGGGCTGGTGGTAACGGCGGTGAATATGGTGCTGGCGGCGGCGGCGGCATGAGCACTGGCGGCTCGCAGGCTGGCGGCGCTGGAGCGCAGGGCGTCATCGTGATCGCTAACAACGTGTCGGCGTGATGGAAAAACTCAACCAATCCGGCGCCGGACGCCTTTACTACCGCCTCGCCTTCGATCAGCGGGAGATGGTCGACGACGGCTATGGCAATGTGGTCGCGGGCGATTGGACGGAGCAGTTCCAATGCCGGGCCGAATTCATCCATCTGCGCGGTTCCGAAACGGTCATGGCGGCCAGGCTCGAGAGTCGCAACCCGATGGCGGTGACGGTGCGCAAGAACAGCCAGACCAAGCAAATCGATACGGATTGGCAGGCGCGCGATGTGAGACGGAACGTCGCTTACAATATCCGCGACATTCGCGAAAACAACAATCGCGCCACGCTCGATCTATTGCTCGAAAGTGGAGTGGCAACAGGATGAGACTCGGTACTCGCGTCACCAGGCCGGCGTCTTTCCAGACGCGGAAGCAGTTCACCAAGGTCGGCCGCCTCGCTGGCGCGATCCAGCGGGTGAATGCCAGGCCGCGCATCCCGCCGCGCTCGCAGAAGATCGTCAAGATGCGCGAGGTGATCGAGCAGCGGCTACGGAGCTCCGTCAAGCCGGTTCCGGAGGCGGGCGATGGCGTGTGAAGGCTGCGGCAGAGCGTGGGCGAAATTGCGCGAAGGCTATCCTGGCGCGGCCGCGACCGAGGCCGCCAGGGTGCTCTGGTGGAAGGCGCGGCGCGGCCTGACGGGCGAGGCGAAGATCGAGCCGCCGGCGGCGCAAGACGTGAAGGAAGGCGAAGGCGATGGCCGATCCTGATCTCGAACTGCAGGGTGCGATCATTACCAGGCTGAAAGCCGATCCTGGCGTGACGGCGCTGGTCGGCAATCGCGTTTACGACAGCGTTCCTGGCAACGCCGTGTTTCCCTACGTCTCTTACGGGCCGAGCGATCTGGTCAGCGACGACGCCGACTGCATTCTCGCCTTCAATGGCTTTCACCAGCTTGATGGCTGGTCGCGCGCTCCCGGTTATCCGGAAGTGAAGAAGATCGCCGACGCCGTGCGCAAGGCGCTGCAGGACGCGCCCCTGGCGCTGCCAACCAATGCCCTGGTGTTCATCGAGCATCGCACCACGCGCTACGTCCGCGATCCGGATGGGCTAACCAGCCATGCCGTCATCCAGCTTGAAACTGTCATCGAAAGTCCATGAGAGGAGATCGCCACTATGGCACAGCCAACCACTGCAAAATTCGGCAAGATGATCATCTCGCTCGGCGACGACGCAGTGCCGCCGGTCTATTCGGCCCCGTGCGGCTTTTCCACGAAGGGCGTCACGCTGACGAAGAACCTAAGCGAGGTGAATATTCCCGACTGCGAAAATCCCGACGATCCGATCTGGGTCGGCCGCGATGTCACAAGTCAGTCGGGCGCGATCACCGGCGAGGGAGTCGCCGCCGGCGAAAGCCTTCCGGATTGGGATGCGGCGTTTATGAGCACTGATCCGGTGCCGATGAAAGTCGAGATCACTTTCGACGGGCTCGGCAAAAAGACGATCGAGGGCATGTGGCACGTCGAGTCGGAAGCGATCACCGTCGAGGCCGGCGGGCGTGTCAACCTGGCGATCAGCGCACAGTCGGACGGCGCTCTCACCGCAATCTGGACGCCAGAACCATGAGCCGATCGGCCAAGGTCATTGCCGAGTTCGGCGGCGACGAACGCGAATTCTGCATTCGCATCGGCGAGCTCAGGGAACTGCAGGAGAAATGCGAGGTCGGTCCTGGCGTGGTGTTGATGCGGCTGATCGCTAATCAGTTTCGCGTCGACGATATCCCGACCGTGATCCGCCTCGGCCTGATCGGCGGCGGCCTCGATCCGACTTCGGCATCCAGGCTGGTGCGCACCTACGTCGAGCAGCGCACGTTCGAGTGGGGCGGCGAGAATGGCCTGGGTATCCTGGCCGTCAAGATACTGGCGGCGGCGCTAAACGGCGCGGAAGACGAGCCGCCGGGAAAAGGCGGGGAGATTCGGAACGGGTCGACGATCTCCCCGACGGTAAGATCCGATTTGGACCCATCTTCGGCGCAGCCGTCCTGATGGGCATTTCGCCGGACGCGGCGAAGAAAATGACGCTGTGGGAGTTCCAGGCAGTCACCGACTACTGGATCGAGACGCACCAGACGGACGCTGACAAGCCCGGCTCGAAGCTGTCGGATGACGAAAAGGATGAGCTCTGGGAGTGGATGCAGACACAGAACATACCGCTGACGCGGTTCAAGAAACCGAACGGGAGCCCACCGGCCAATGGTTGAAGGCATCGAGCAAATGCGCCGCCGGCTCGTCACCGAGCTACCCAAGCGGGTCCGTCTCGCGCTCGAGGCGGCAATGATCGCCAGCGCCGATCGCATCGTCGCTGGCGCGAGGCTGCGCGTTCCGGTCGACGAGGGCGAGGTGCGCGACTCCATCCGCCATCACGGCGTCAAGGAAGGCAAGCGGGGCGGGCTCTATATCGCGGTGACGGCCGGCGATACCAGCACACTCTCGGACGAAAAGGGCAAGCGCTATCAGGTCGCGCGGCTGCTCGAGTTCGGCACGGTCAAGATGGCGGCGCAGCCCTACATGCTGCCGTCCTACCACGCCAATCGCGCGTCGGCACGGCGGCGTATGCGCCGCGCGATCACCGACGCGATCATGAGGAAGTGACATGGCTGCAGAAGACGCTGCCGTAACTGTCGCGCTTCGCGCCAATCTGAAAGATTACGAGGCTGCCCTCAAATCCGCGGTGCGCTCGACCGAGCGCGCGGCCAAGGCGGCGGAGAACGCCGTTTCCAATATCGGCAGGACGGCGAAGGCTGCGCCGATCGCGACAGCGTTCCAGAAATCTGCCGGCCAGATGGCGAGCGATGCGCGCATCCTGCAGTTTCAGCTAAACGATATATTTTCCGGCCTGGCGGCCGGCCAGGGCATCCGCGCCCTGCAAATGCAGTTGGGCCAGATCGCGCAGCAATTGGGTGGCGGCGGCCTGATGGCTGGGGCCAGGACAATGGGCGCTGCGCTGATCGGCATGATCAATCCTATCAACCTGGCGGTGGTCGCGTTCGGTCTGCTGGCAACGGCTGCTGCAGCCTGGTTTGCCGGCAGCGAGGAAGAGGCCGAAAAGGCGAAGAAAGAGCTCGAGGCACACAAGCGGCTGCTGCAGGACATCAAGAGCCGGTGGAGCGAGCTCTTGCCGGGCGTGGCCGACTACATCGACGAGATCGAGCGCTCCAGCAATGCGCTGCAGAAAATGCTCGATCGCCAGACGCTACTCAAAGAGGCCCAGGTCGATCTGAACAAGCTGCTCGAGGATCAAGTGACCTCGATCGTCGAGATGTCGCAGCTACTCGAGGCGGCCGGCAAGACCAAGCTCGGCAATGAATTGGTCGCCTCGCTCGATGCCTACCAGGAAGAACTCGCGGCCGGCCGGACAGGCACGGAAGAATTGGTGAGACTCCGTGAAGCGCTCACCGCCGCGATGAATGCCGGCGTCGAGGATGTCGCCAGGCTGGCCCAGGAGATCATTAACAACCTGCAGCCGGCGCTGGCGCGCACCGAGGAAGCCGTGCGCAAAATCCAGCGCGCCTTCGACGAGCTACCGCGATCGTTGGGCGGCATCGGCCCGCCAGTATCTGCCGGCGGCGGCCTGCCAGCGCCAGGCGCGTTCGGCCGCATCATGGAACGCCAGCAAATTCGCGGTGCCGGTTATGCCGAGCAATTGCGGTTCTTGAAGACGAGGGCGCTTACGGCGGAGATCGCCGCGCAGCTTGATCGCTACGGCGAGGAAGCGATCAAGGCATTCGCGGAACTGTTCGCCATCCTTCCCGAGAGTGCGCGCATCACCTCGGCGGCGCGCAGTTTTGCCGAGCAGAAGAACCTCTATGAACGATACAAGGCGGGCAAGGGCGGCCTGGCCGCGCGTCCTGAAACCGGCCTTCATGTCGCCGCTCCCGGCCGCGATCCGGTAGCGATGGATATCGGCTTCGGCGTCGATATGGAAACGCTGCGCCAGGCCGTCACCCAGGTCGAGAAATTGGAGCAACTGTCCGGCGATCTCTACGAGCAAGACAAGGTGCATGTGCAGCTTGCCGGAACGAAGCGCAAGAACCTACTCGATCAGGAAGCCGCCCTGGAACAGACGATCCAGCAACAGGTCGCGGCTAACCAGGCGCTCGAAGAATATCTGATGGGGCTCGACGCGCAGGCGACCCTGCAGTCGCGCATCAATGCGATCAACACTGACAGCCGCCTCACAGACGACCAGAAAAAAATCGCCATCGAGGTCGAGACGGAACTGCAGAAGGCGCTGAACCTGGCGCGCGAGCAGGGCATCACGCTCTACGACGCAGAGATCGCCAAAATCCGCGAACTGGCGATCGCCAACGCGCAGCGCAAGATCGCGGCCGACGCGATCGCCGAGGCCGAACGGAACGTCGCCAGGACCACGCAGGACCAGATCAACGCGGCGCAGCAGTTGAACCAGCAGATGGCGAACATCATCGGCGGCGGGATCTCGGGCTTTGTGCAGGACCTCATGGCCGGCGAGGATGCCGGCGAGGCCTTCGCCAGAATGTTGCAGCGTATGGCTGCACAAATGGCCGATCTCGTCATCCAGATGCTGATCGTTAAGCCGCTCATGAATTCGCTATTCGGCGGCCTGGGCGGTGGCCTGGGTGGTGGCCTGGGCGGTGGCCTGTTCGAGGCCGGCGGCACGGTTGGCTTGTCCGGCCGCAACGATGGCCGGAAATTCTCGCCGATGATGTGGGCGGGCGCACCGCGCTTCGCGAGCGGCGGCATGGTCGGGCTCAAGCCCGGCGAGGTGCCGATCATCGCCCATCGCGGCGAGATCATCGTTCCGAATGCGCGGCGGTTGGCCGGGACCGGAGCCGCCGGCCAGAGCATCCGCTACTCGATGGACAATGCAAAGATCAACATCGACATGAGCCAGACCGGCTTCGCTACCGCGAACAGCGAGAACGCCAAGCAGTTTGGCGAGAACGTCCAGAAGCTGGTCCAGGCAGAGATGATCCGCGAGAGCCGCCCGGGCGGGCTGCTCAGAAAGGTGCCGGGCTGATGTTCGATGGCAGCATCTCCTGTTGGATTCCGGATATCCCGGTGAAGCGCGACGACGAATGGCGACTGAGGATCGCGGAATTCGGCGACGGCTACCAGCAGCGAACGCTCGACGGGATCAATCCGCTCAACCGGCGCTGGTCGCTGCTATGGGATATGCGCGAGGCTGACGTGATCAACGCGATGGTAGCCTATCTGGAAACCAGGCAGGCGGCGGCCTTCCCCTATCTCGAGCAGCAGACCGGCCTCACCTATTCGGTATTCTGCGACGCCTGGCAGGTATCCTGGGAGCTCCGTCGCAAGGGTCCGGTGTTCTGGGGTTCGCTCGCGGCCGAATTCTACAAGGCGAACGGAGTGGATATCTGATGGGCGTCAGGTCCGATACCGGCAGGCTAAAGCCGCTTTCGATCGTCGAAATGTTCGTGTGGGACGATACGGTGATCGGCGGCGCGAATGTTATCCGCTGGCATCCTGGCACCACGGGCGTGGCGGAAAATATTCCGATCACATGGCAGGGCTTGACCTATCTACCGATCCCGATCGAGGCGGCCGGCTTTGAAATGACCGGCACCGGCAAGCTGCCGCGACCGACCCTGCGCATCACCAATATCGGCGGCGAGGTCGGAGCGTTCCTGCGATCGATAAACGATGGCCTGGGCGCGAAGATCACGCGCAAGCGCACCCTCGGCAAATATCTCGACGCGGTGAATTTTCCGGATGGCAATCCGGACGCGGACCCGAACACGGCATTCGTCGATGAAATCTTCTACGTCGCCCGCAAGGCGAGGGAGAACCCAATTTTCATCGAACTAGAACTGGCGGTGAAATTCGACGTGGAAGGAACCTTCCTGCCGCGCCGCCAGGTTATCGCCGGCACATGCCAGTGGGTCTATCGCTCGGCCGAATGCAGCTATGCCGGCGATCCGGTCCTGACCGACCCGATCTATCCGGGCGTGGACAGGTGCGGCAAGACGCTGACATCGTGCAAGCTGCGCTTCGGTGAGTTCGGCGTTCTCCGGACATCGGCCTTCCCGGCCTCGATGCTGGCGAGGTACGAATGACCTTTCAGCCATCCCAGGATCAGATCGCCGCCGCGCTCGATCATGCCGCACAGAGCCAGCCGCTCGAGGCCTGCGGCGTCATCGCCGACGATCGTTATTTCCCGCTGCAGAACACGGCGACCGATCATGACACTTTCGTGATGGACATGAAGGGCTATGTCGCGATCGCCAGGCAGCACAAGGTCGAGGCGATCGTGCACAGCCACGTTTACCAGCGCCCCAGGCCATCGGACGCGGATAGGGCGATGTGCGAAAAGACCGCGCTGCCGTGGCTGATCGTATCCTGGCCGCTCGGCGCTTTCGAGGTCATCGAACCATCCGGCTGGCGCGCACCGCTGGTCGGCCGCGCGTGGGGTTGGGGCTCGCATGACTGCTTCGGCCTGGTCCGTGATGGTTTCCATGAGTACACGGGCATCCTGCTGCCCGAATTCGATCGCGAGTGGATGTGGTGGAAGAACGGCGGCGACATCATCGCCACGCAATTCGAGCAGGCCGGGATGATCCGGCTGGCGCCGGACACGCCACCGCAGCACTGCGACGTGCTCGGCATGAAGATCAGATCGCCGGTCGTGAACCACCTCGGCCTGTTTCTCGCGCCGGATATCTTGCTGCACCAGATGATGGGTCGAATGAGCGTCCGTGAGGTCTATGGGGGCATCTACAGGTCTGCGACGATCCTGCATCTGCGCCACCGCGATTTCATGGGTGGGCCGCCGTGAATGGATTCGACACCACCCGCGACAAGGATCGCTGCATCGACGTCTATCTTCACGGGCCGCTCGCCACGCGGTTCGGGGAGCATCACCGGCTGGCCGTGCGGACGCCGACCGAGGCGATCGCCGCCTTCGATGCCAACTTCCCCGGCTTCGTCGCAGCCTTCGCGGAGCATGGGCATTACTACATCTTCGCCGATGGCGACTGGCGCGACGGCGACGAGGCGGCGATCATGCCGGCCAGCCGCGAGATCCACTTCTGCCCGCAGATCGAGGGCCGCGCGTTCCTGGGCGCGCTCCTCGTCGGCGCCCTGTTCCCGGCGATTGCCGGGACAACCACGGCGACCATCATCGGCGGCCTGCTGTTCGCCGGCCTGATGATCGGCATCTCGTTCCTGCTGACGCCGAAGCCCGAGAAGCCGAAGGAGGACAAGCGCGACGAGAACTATGCCTTCACGGGACCGGAGAACGTGACCGGACAGGGAGCGGCGGTGCCTCTGATCTATGGCCGTGTCTATGCCGGTTCGGTGGTCGTGTCGGCTGGCCTGGAGCTCGGCTCCGACCTGTCCGCGGCGCCGCCGCCCGTGCCGCCGCCGACGCCGGCCACGCCGAACACCAGCCCGGCGCCGGGAGTTCCCCCGCCAGACGGTGGTTATCCAGCAATGACTACGGACAGGTATGGAACGCATCCGTCAGGCGGCTGGGTGAGGGCCGGAACGACCACTGTCGCCAGTCGCGATGGCGGTACCCTGAAATATGTCGATGTGTGGCAGGGAACAGGCACGAACGACGAATATTTCTGGAATTACGTCCGCGGCTACTACTACGAGAATGACCAGCCCAGGGATGACGACTACCAGAGGGGCGGTCACAGATGAACCGGATCGATTCCAGGCAGTTCACTATCGGCGGCGCCGGGGGCGGCAAGGACAGCGGCGGCGGCGGCAAGGAGCAGAAAAACAACCTCAAGTCGCGGCAGACCGCCAAGCTGGTCGATCTGCTGTCCGAGGGGCCAATCCGTGGCGTCGTCGACAATCAGGCAGGCATCCTTCTGGACGGCACGGCGATGATCAACGAGGAGGATGGCTCCTCCAATTTCGAGAACGTTCAGGTCCAGTTCGCCTTCGGATATCCCGCGCAGCCGATCATGAAGGGCTTTGAGTCCCAATCGTCCGAGATATCCGTGTCCGTGCAGTTGATGGAGGACACGCCGCAAACCCGGACGATCCTCAATCCGGACGTTGATCGCTGCCGCATCACCGTCTCGACGCCATCGCTGCAGAAGATCGAGAGCGACGGCGATGTGAAAGGCAGCAAGGTCAAGTTCAAGGTCGAGTGCGAGGACGATGGCGGCGGCTTCGAGCTCATCGGCGAATATACGATCGAGGGCAAGACGAACTCGCGCTACCAGCGGTCTGTCATGTTCCTGCTGCCGCGCAAGGGGCCGTGGGACATCCGCGTCACCCGGCTGACCGAGGACAGCGATAGCGTCAAGCTCCAGAACGATCTCTATTGGGACAGCTACACGGAGATCATCGATGACCGCGTGAACTACACCAATTCGGCGGTGGTCGGCATCATGATCGACGCGGAGCAATTCAGCTCGATCCCGAAGCGGAGCTACCTGACCGATGGCCTGCTCTGCCTGATTCCATCGAACTACGATCCTGATACCGCGATCTACACGGGCGTCTGGGATGGCACCTTCGACTTCGAGTGGACGAACAACCCGGCATGGGTGCTCTACGACATCCTCGTCAACAACCGCTATGGCCTCGGCGAATACGTCACGCCTGCGATGGTCAACAAGTGGGAGTTCTACAAGGTCGCCCGCTGGTGCGACGAGCTCGTGCCGGACGGCAACGGCGGCGAGCAGCGGCGATACACCTGCAACGCCCAGCTCATGGAGCGCCAGGAGGCCTTCGACCTTCTGGGGGCGCTGGCCTCGATCTTCCGCGGCTTCATCTACTGGAGCGGCGGCCAGGTGATCTCGGTGGCGGACATGCCGTCCGATCCGGTGATGCAGTTCACCAACGCCAACGTGGTCGACGGGCAGTTCACCTATTCCGGCACCGACATCCGGGCGCGGCATACCGTGGCGACCGTGCAGTGGAACGACCCCAAGTTCCTCGGCGAGCAGCGCCTGGCGGTGGTCGAGAACCAGGAGCTGATCAGCCGGTTCGGCATCCAGCGCGTCGAGATCCCGGCGATCGGCTGCACCAACGAGGGGCAGGCCATCCGCACCGGCAAGTGGTCGCTCTACACCGAAGCCTACGAGAGCGAAACCATTCAATTCTCGACGGGCCTGGAAAGTGCCTGGTGCCGTCCTGGCGATATCATCCGCGTTCTCGATCACAACATCGCTGGCAAGCGGCGCGGCGGCCGCGTGGGCGCAGGATCGACCGCCGGCGTGATCGTCTTCGACCAGCCGATGGATGACGATGTCCTGGCGGGCGGGTCCGGAACGTTCCTGTCCTGCATCATCGGCGAGGGCGATGTGCAGACGCGAGAAATCTTCTCCGTCGACAGCAGCGGGGCGTTCTGCACCTTGCTTACGCCATTCACGGCCGCGCCGCTGCCGGATACCGTGTTCGTGATCAACCAGACCGACGAGCTCGAGCCGACGCTATGGCGCGTCCTCGGCGCCCGCCAGATCCAGCAGGACCAGTACGAGCTGAGCGCGGTGCGCCACTTCCCCGGCAAGTGGGACTACATCGAGCAGGAGATCGCGCTGACGATCCCCGACAGCTCGGCCATCCAGCGGATCCCGCCTGCCGTCACCGGCCTGGAGATCATCGAATACCTGCAGCAGCTCTCGCCGATCTCGGTCGGCGTGAGGGCGACCGTCTCCTGGATCTCGACCTCGCCGCTGTTCGAGGTGCAATACCGCCGCGCCGAGGACAACTGGCACCTGATCACGACGGACCAGAACGCCATCGACCTCGACGTCACCGAGGATGCCTGGGAATTCAAGGTTACGCCTATCTCGATGCTCGGCTTCAAGGGTCCGACCAGCGATGTCTCGATCGAGATCATCGGTCGATTCAGCCAGCCGGCCGCGCCGCAACTGTTCCGCGTCAACGTGGTGGATAGCGTTGCCCTGTTCGATTGGCTGCCGGCGACCGAGCTCGATGTCATCATCGGCGGCCATTACGAGCTCAGGCATTCCAGCACCGTCGAGGGCGCGATCTGGCAGACTGCACAGGTCGTGATCCCGTCGATCCCCGGCAGCGCGACCTCCTGCGAGGCAGGCTACCAAGCCGGAACGTGGTTCCTGCGGACGTTCGACATCCTCGGGATTCCTAGCGAGGAATATTCGATCATCATCGCCCTGCTGCCCGACGAGCGTTATGTCCGCTTTGTCACGTTCTGCGAAAATCCGGATTGGGAAGGAACGCACGACGATACCGCAATCAGGATGCCGCAAAACTGGCTGACGATCGACGACGCGGCGATGGTTCCTGGCGAGGCCTCTGAAGGAACCTACGAGCTCGCCACCGTGCTCGATGCCGGAGCTCCGTTCTCGGTCCGGCTATCGGCCGACATTCTCGCTTTCAACTACGCGATCCCCGACGATTGGATCGACAGCCGCCTCGACAATTGCGACCTGTGGGAAGATTGGGATAACGCCGGGGCCAACTACGCGGGCGAGATAACGCTCCTGATCAGCGAGACGATGGAAGACCCTGCAGGCGCCAGCCCGCTCTGGACGCCGTGGGAGCGCTTCATCGCCGGCGAGCATTTCGGCCGGGGGTTTCGCTTTCGCGCATTGCTCACCGCGCCGGCCGGGCAGAACATCGGCATCGAGACGTTGTGCATCAATGCCGATCTCAAAGCCAAGATCGACGAGGGCGCGGATGTCGATTACCCGGCGGCCGACACGCGGGTCGAGTTCCGGGCCCAGTTCTTCGTCGCTCCGGCAGTGGTCGTCACGGTGCAGAATGCGATGGAGGCCGATCGCGTCCAGATCATCGCGAAGACCACGGAATATTTCGACATCAGGATCACCGGCTCGCCGGACGGCGTGACGCAGAAGGTCCGTACGTTCGACTGGCACGCGCAAGGATACGGCTATATACTCGGCGCTGCAGGATTGGGAGGCCTGCTGCAATGGGTACACACACTCTTTACGGCATCATGGACGGTGATCTGATGATCTATGTCGGCGTCGCCAGACGGCTATCATCGCGACAGTGGCTGCATCGGCGGGACGCTGAGAGGCGGCTGCTGCACCCACTTTATCAGCTAATGCGGGAACGTGCTGGGGAAGGCCGCCCGGTTACCTTCGTCGCGCTCGCCGAGTTTCCGGATCGGCACACCGCGATCGAGGCTGAGCGTGACCTCATCGCTCAGCATGGAATGGCCGAGGACGGCGGGCCGCTCCTCAACGAGCGACGATCTGGCATCGGTCCGGCCGGCTTCTCGAAGGCGGCGCTCGAACGCGTCCGCGAGGGCACCCGGCAGGCATTGGCGTCGCCAGACGCGCGCGAAGGATTGCGACAGCGTCAGGCGCAGCAAATGGCCGCCGATCCCGACTATGCTGCCAAGCGCAGTAACAAGATGAAAGCGCACTGGTCTGATCCGGTGTATCGCGATCGCGAGCTAACGAGGCAGCATTCAGCCGAAGTGCAGGCCAAGCGGGCTGCCGAAATGAAACGCCGCTGGGCCGATCCTGCGTTCAGGGAAAAGATGGCACGGCGCCGACCGAAGACCTGGACCGACGAAGAACGTGCGACGCACGGCGACAAATGCCGCGTTGCTCACGCTCGCAGACACCAAGACGAATAGGGAGGCGCGATCATGGCACAGCACGACATGGTTCTGGACAATGCGCCCGGCCTGGGCGTCCGCACCGACATGAACGCGGCGCTCGCCGCCCTGGTCTCGCAGAACAGCGGCCCGGTCGAGCCGACCAACAAGTTCCCCGGCATGATCTGGCTCGACACCTCGATCACGCCGAACGGTCTTTTGAAGCAGCGCAATCTCGCCAACGACAACTGGATCCCGATGCCGATCAGCGCCACCGGCATCGGCCAGGACATCCACGATGCGACAGCCAAGACCGTGCTGGCCGACGCCGACGAGTTCCCGATCGCGAATTCCGCCTCGACGCCGGCCTGGATGGTGGCGAAGATCACATGGGCCAACCTCAAGGCTGCATTCAGCGGCCTCTATCAGACCGCCTCTGCCGCCCTGACCTCGTGGGCTGCAGTCGTGCGCGCCGCCGGTTTCGACAGCTTCGCCGACAATCCGACCAGCGCCAACCTGCGCGGCCTGATGATCGACGAGACGGGAACCGGGCTTGCTTATTTCCAGAACGGCGACCTCGGTACGCCGACGGCAGGTAACGCCGCCAACCTGACCGGCCTGCCTTATGGTGGTCTGCTCGCGGCGGCGATCGCAACCGCAGCCGAGTATCTGGCGAACACGGCAAACAAGCTGGCCTCGGTCAATGCGCTGTGGGCGGCGGCCGTGCCGGTGACGATCGCCGACACGACCATAATCAGCACCGTGTCGCTCGCCACCTTCATCGACAGCGAAACTTCGTTGACCGCGAACCGCACGATCGCCGCGCCGACCAACGTGAAGAACGGCCAGAAGGGCGTGATGTGGTTCACCTCGTCCGGCGCCACCAGGACGCTGACCTTGAATGCCGCCTATCTCCTGATGACCGGCGTCGAGGTCGGACCCTACTCGATCACCACGGCGCAGCTGCTCGGCCTCGCCTACGTCTGCCGTGGCGGCAACGTGTACATCACGTCGGTCCTGCGGAGAGGCTGAATGCATCCCGGCATCGCCATGCCCATCGGAGCGGCGCGCGGCCCGTCGTCGCTGCTGTCGAGCGTCGGTAATAATTTCGGCAACATGACTGCCAGTGGCGGCATATCGAATGCGTTCGATGGCGTTACTTCCCAAGCGACAGCCAACTGCGCGGAGCAACCTACCGTCAGTCCCTCAAGCCAGGGCTGGCTGGGCAGAACCCTGACCCGACCGGTCCAGATCGACTACGTCAATGTCTTTGGAGCCAACGACAACGGTTTTATCCAAGGCTCCAATCCTTCAATTACCATTCAGCTATACGGCAAGCAGGGCGCGGAGCCGAGCGGCTCCGCAGGCGGCACCCTGCTCGGCTCCATCACCTTCACCGACACCGCCAACGAGAGCGCCGGTCGCCAGATCGTCAGTTCCGACAAGACCACTTACTGGGATTGCATCTGGATAAGGATAACGCACACCGATGGCGGCGACCGCGATGTCCTTTGCGCCGAACTCCAGATGTATGGCTGGAATTTTCCTGGCGGTGCCGCCAGGCAGGACATGGCGCACCATGTATTTGCCACCGACGCCACAACCTTCACGGCGTCCGGCGTCACATGGGGCGGGACGCAGGATGCCCGCCGCCACATCGCCGTCGGCCTCGTTGCAGCGAGCGCGGGGCAGGAGCTGGCAACATCGCTGACGATTGGCGGCGTCGCCGCCACCCGCGTCGTGAGCAGCCCTGCGGGGCTGAACCCGAGAGCGGAGATCTGGATCGCCGCCATCCCTACCGGCACATCCGGCAACGTCGTCGCGACCTTCCCCGTCACCAAGGATCGCTGCGGCATGGCGGTATGGCGGCTGGAGTTGAGCAGCATCGCGCCGATCGACACCGGCAATGCTTCGGACACCACGACGGGGATTTCCTCGACCACCTGCGACGTCACCGCCGGAAGTGTTGCCGTCGGCATTTCGCAGGAAGTGAGCAGCTCGGGCGGTGTTTCCGCAGCGTGGACCGGCCTCGATTTCGACCGCCTGTCCGACATCGAAGGCACCCGCTACATGTCGTCGGCGAGCAAGCTGTTCACCGCCGATGAAGCTAACCGAGCCATCAGCGCCGATTGGGCTGCCGTGGTTACCAATGTGCTGGCCGTGGCGTCGTTCAAGTAGTGGAGGCAACAATGCGCATCTTCCTGGCAGTCGCGTTTCTCATGCTCGGCGCATCCGGCGCGCTCGCGCAGAGCATCAACCAGGGACCGGCCGAACGCCCCAGCGTCGATCAGGGGCCGGTTGAGTGCCGCGACTTCGCATTTCCGTTCTCCGTGCTCTGCATCGCCAACTTGGCCGCCTACCGCGAGCCACGATGGTGCGACGAGGTGATCGGGCAGACCGCGGTGATGCGGCCGGCGGGGCAGCAGTGCGAGGCGGAACCGGAGCCCGAGCGGCGTGAGATCGAGCGGCTCCGCCTCGAGACGCGATGACGCTGCGCACCAAACAACTGCTTACCGCCGTATTGGCCTATGTGGTCTTCGTCGCGGCGATCGTTTTCGTGGGGTGGCTGATATGGGTGACGTGACACCAGCGCCAGGTCCCGGCTCGGTCATCGTCCATCAGCCGAGCGGCAACCCGGTCGTCGTCGCGACCGGCATCATCGACGCCCTGAGGGCGCAGCCGCTGCTGCTGGTGATCGTCATACTCAACGTGGTCATGATCGCCGGCGCCGCCTTCTACCTGTTGCGCGTCGAGGAATACCGGCACCAGGAGAAGCTGGAGATGTTCAAGCTGATCGACAAGTTCGGCCTGGGCGGCGGCGCGGTCCGCCCGGTTCGTCCGAGCCTCGTCGATCGTCATCGTATGCCGCCCTCGCTGCGTGCCGCAGGACGGCCGTAGGACGATCTCGAGGCGTCGCCGCTATCTTTCCGCCAGCCCATCGCTCGAGGCCGCTTGGCACGGCTGCCACGGCCGCCAGAAAAGGTTTTGGCTGCTATCGTTTACTGGAACGGCCACCAGCGATGCCTCTGCGCGTAATAAAGCCCAGCTGCAATGGCCAGCATCCCGATGGGTGCCAGTGCAAACAGTGCGAGATCGTTGAGCGCGTTCCAGGTCAAGGCTTCAGGCTCCCGAGAATTGCCAGCCCGAACAAATGTAGGAGGATGCTGATCAACAGGCAAATTCCCACTCGAACCGCGGTGAAGGGAGAGGCAAAAGCATCCGTGAATAAAGGCTGCAGCGCGCCGAGCGCCGCGATGGCAATCGCGAGGCCGTTCATATAAGTTGCCGTCAGCTTGATCTGTTCGTCGCGCGCGTTCATCGTCCAACCGGCCTTCCCATTTTGCGATCCCTGGCCCCGGTGGCGGCTGCCAGCTCCTGCGCGTTGCGGGTTCTTTACTCCAGCGGCACCCGCTCGTTCATCTTTGCGGATATGGCATCGATACGTTTTGTGAGCGCATCGTTCTTGCCGGCAATATGCCTCGAACACGTTTCTAGGGCGACGGAGAATTCCGCCGAGAAAACATCAGGCGCCTTGACCATGAACTGTTCCGCTTCATCGGCCGTCGCGCGGCAGGAATCAACCGTCTCAACTGGTCCGGTTTTGAGGGTGAGGTCCATGCGTGGCTTCAGCACTGGGAGTTGCCCGACGATGCGGTCGACAAAAACCATCGCCCGCTCGCAAGCCGCCTGATCACCCTTCAGATGCGAGTGGGCCTCGTTGATCAGGTGCCAGATATTGTTATCGTAGCCGAGCAACTCGATCTGCACCTGGTGCGCCTCGGTCAATGACCAGACATTGTACTCACGCAGCGGGAAGCAGTATGCGTCTACGGCGCCCGCGTAGGCTACCGCCTTTGAAAACGGCAGCGCGCGGATTTCAGCCTGGGTCAGCGGTTCTACGGCAGTGGCGTGCGTCGGCACTATGGACGCTACAGCGATGGCGGCCGCGATGAGCATCGTCTTCAATTCGATGGTTCCTTTTTACCGACACGTTTCCCGTCAGATGGTGATGTGGCACAAGCCTCGCTTGCTCCCGGCTGCCAAAGAGTTGCCGTGCGATGCCAGGGTGAGTTTGCCAAACCTAGTCGAACGCAATCGGAACATTTGTGGCAAACCCGTCTCCAACCGGTTGATTGTTCTACCAGTCAACATTATGCCTCAGATGGTCGACCGCTTGCGATATCAAGAGGTTATGCCGAACTTTGCCAAAGTTTGCCAAAATGCTGGCAAACTCACTTTTCATCGCCACGCACCAGCCTGAGCACCTTGCGCATACCGTTCGTCGCCGCCTTGGCCTGATCGCGCGAGCGGCCATAAAACTCCGCTTCCTTGAACGTCGCATGGCCAAGCGCATCGCGGGACTCGGCGGCGGTCGCACCGGCGTCGGCGAGCATGCCGCCCATCGCCTTGCGCAGGCCGTGCAGGGTGTAGCCAGCCGGGATGCCGGCCGCTGGCGCCCAATCGCGCTGCATCATCGAAGATAGCGACCTCATGTTGTAGGGCGAGCCATCCGGCTTCGCGAGGACGGTGTCGCCGGTCGCCGGTCGCGCCGCGATGGCCTCGACGAGCATGTCGTTCAACGGATGGAATTTCTCGAATGCGCCGTCACGGTTGCGGCCCTTGTGCTGGACGAACAGGAAGCCGTCCACGCGCTCGCCGTCGATCAGCTTTGTGACCATCTGGTCGTGGCGCAGCAGGGCGATGTCAGATCGCCTGGCGCCCATCCAGCGCGCCAGCTCATAAGCCGTGCGCGCCGTCGTGCCGAGCGGCCAGCGCAATTCGAACTTGGCGCAGAAGTGCGGCGGCCATGCCTTGTGGCCGTTCTTGTTCTTGCGCTTCGGCAGGTCGATGCCGACGCGGGTCGGATCGTATTCGATCCACTCCTGGAGGATCGCTTCCTTCATCATGCGGCGCAGCACGGTCATCAGGATGCGGGCGCGTGAGGGCGTCAGCCTTTCCATGATGTCACGGACGTGGCGCGGCTTGAAATCTTCGACCGGACCGTCGCCCCACTTGCCGCCGCCGGGAGACTTGCTGTCGAGAAACGTCTCGATCTCATGGCTGTAATTGTCCCGCGTGAGCGGATCCAGCGCGTCCCACCAGCTCTTGAGGTTGCGCACCCGGAACCAGCAGTCGAGCAGGCTGTGCGGGCTGGCGGCGCGCGGATGGCGTACGATCTTGGCCTGTGGCACGGCGCGGCCTTCGATGGCGGCCTGATAGGCAGCATCGAAAGCGGGCGAGTGCGGTTCGCCGGGGATGGTCACCCGCCTGCCGCCGCCATCGCGAAAGCGATAACGGTCTTTGCCGTATCGGTCTTTGAAACTGGAGACGCCTGGATAGTCGGGGTGCTTCATTTCATTGCCTCCGGATTCTTGACCGCCTTGAGGGCGATCAGCAGCAGCGACGGATGGGCGATGCCGCGGCCATGTTCGATGCCCTGCAGCGTCCGCGTCGTGATGCCCAACCGCGCAGCGGCTTCGCGTTGCGTGGCTTTGCCGCGCCATGCCTTCATCGCGGCGGCAAGATCTTCGTTGGTCATTGGTGTGTTCCTTTCCATATGACCAACACATATGCCAACTTGGCAACAATGCCAAGAAGAAAAGTTGCCAAGCTGGCAACTTGTTTCAGGATGCCTTGTCGAAGAAGTTCCCGGCGCCGCGATGCGGCAGTTCCGAAAAGGCGATATCGAGCTCGACCCGATCCCAGACGATACGGCGATCGATCTCGCGTGGCTTCGGCATCCGGCGATCGCTGACCATCTCGTCAAATTTGTCCGGCCCCACGCCGACATAGCGCGCCGCCTCGAGGCGGCTCAGGCCGCGTGGCGGATAGGCGATCGCGTCCGACATGGTCGTCATTGCCTGGGCTCCGGATAGACGATGCCCTTGCCGCGCTCCCACTGGAAATTGGTGAAATCATCATCGTCGGTGATGATGATCTTCGCCGCGGTCCCGCCCGCCTCGGCGAGGCACACACAGCGATGCGCCGACCTGACCGCCTGCTCGGCATTGACCTGCCGGTCGGCATACCACCAGTAGCCTTGGCGGTCGAAGACGACGACGTTGAACCGCTCGACGCTCATCACTTCCTATCCCATAAGGTGATGGCAGGCGCGGGCCTGGGACCGTCGCCCCGACCCGACCGGGGCGCTAGCAGCCCCGTCCGGTCCTGCCATCGATGCTCCGGACGCGCATCTCATATCAGCCTCGTCTCGCGTTCCTCGATCTCGACCTGGGCGCGATAGTCCTCGGCGATCGCTTCCATCAATTCGATCTCGCGATCGGCAAACTCGGCGCGCATCCTGCCGATCGCCACCAGGCGCGAATAAACCCGCATACGCTGCGCGACCTCGCGCGTGGCGCATTCGAACTTGTCGCGCGCAGTGATCACTGCTGCCCCAGGTGGCCGGCGAGCGCGGCGCGCTCGATGTCGGTCAGTTCCCAGACATGCAGGACGACCCACAGGTCGCCGCTGGTGCCGACCCGGCGCAGCAGCATCGGGTCGACAGGGATCTCGCGCCGCCACTCGGCCTCGAACAGGATGTGGTAGTTCTGCAGGCCGCGCTTCGGCCGCTTGTCGGGCGGGATGTGCGGCACGATCGCCTCGAGGCGTCGCATCCTCACACTGGTGCCGAACGTGCCTGGCGGGAAGTCGAAGCGCAGCGAGGCGGCGAAGCGGGAGCGCAGCCAGGTCCGCGACTCGTTGTGCATGATCGCCGAGCCATCGGTCTTGAGGTCGAGATAGCAGCGCTTCTGGTCGGCGCGCATGATCGCCAGCTTCGGCCGGCCTTGCTCGTCCGCGCCGGCCTTCACGATCGCGTCGAGCGCGCGGATCATGATCTTGCCGGCAGCCACCAGCTTGGCCAGCCTGGCGATCTCGTGGTCGATCGCCGTCGAGCCCAGGGAGTGCGCCTGGTATTTTTTCCACAAGGCCAGCGCCTGGTCGCGGTCCTGCATGACGGGCTGGACGTCCATCTCGGCTATTCCTTTAGCGAGGTGAGATACTTCTGCGCGGCGGCCTTCGGCGTTTCCTTCCTGGCCACCTTGGCGGAAGTCTCGATCAAGGTGCTGATGAACGGATGAGGAAACTGTCCCTGCAGATCGATCCGCATGACGTCGAGCTGCTCGAGCCGGTCGGCGAGCTCGAGATCGATGCGGCTGGCGATCGCCAGGGCCCGGCTGACGGCATCCTTGCGCACCTCGTCGTCGGCCCATTGCTGGATGCCAGGGGCGGGGGTAGGGGCGGCAACGGCGGCGGAACTGTCCTGGGGGAAAGACTCGCCGCCGCTGCCTTCACCAGCCGGAAGGGTCGGGGCAGCCGGTGATTCCGTCGAAGGGGGAGGCGCGGATGATACGTCGCTCGCCGCGAAGCTGTCGAGGCTGCTCTTGCGGCCTGCTTCGGCGGCGGCAGCAAAGTCATCCAGCGACTTTGGCGCGGCCGGTTTTTCCTCCTTCGGCGAGATGTCGACCATGGCCGCCTCGCGCATCTCGTCGACGTCATGGATGCCGAGGATCACTTCAGGGCACCAGCGGCGGGCGAAGCCGCGCAAGCTGTAGTAGGACAGCTGCTGGCCGGGATCCGACTTCCACAGCGGGCTGTTCTTTGGCTGGATGTCAGCGACCCTGGGGCTTTTGTATTCGCGCACCGAACCGTCGCGGAACGTGCCGGTGACGGTGGCGCGCATCTCCTGGCCTTCGCCTTCGAACTTGATATCGGGCCGGGTTTTCAGCGGCGCATGCGCGTTGACGATCGCCATGAACACCTGCGCCTCATAGGCCAGCAGGTCGTTGACGAAATAAGATTTGCGCGCCAGCGCATAGGGATTGACGTTGAGGCGGATGGCGTCGTCGAGGATGCCCAGGCAGGCGCCGGGTTGGCCGCGCAAATGTTTCGGCACGGCGGATCCGGATGCCGCCATCATCTTGGCGAATTCCATCACCTCGCCGGCATTGGCGAAGTTGATGCCGCCCTTGCCGATTGAAATGGCGTCGGCCAGTTCGCGGTTGACCTTGTTGTTTTCAACGAGTGCGGTGTCGGTCATGCTGCGTTCTCCTTTGCCTTCGTCACCTTCAGCACCGGATAGTCCTTCGCCTCGACGGTGTAGGCATCGCGGTGCGCCATCGTGTTGGAGATCTTCCAGCCAGGCAGGATCGCGGCGGTGGATCCGGCCAGCTTGTGGATGATCTCGGCGTCCAGCCTTTTGCAGTCTGTGTCTGCACTTTTGATCTCGGTCTTGAGAGCTTCACGCATTGCCAGAATGTCGCGGATCTCGTTGTCGCCACTGAGGTCGAGCGGCGCAGGCTTGGCCGGATCCGGCTTGAACACCTGGCGCAGCACATCGGCGTCGCGCCGGTAGTCGGGCGCTGTCGGCGCATGGCCTTCATCAAAAGCCTGCCAGAAGCGGGCCGCGATGGTGCGGATGCCTGCTTCGGCGCGGCCGTTGCGCTCGACCCGGTGGACGACCAGTTCGGCATCCTGCCAGCCCAGCACCAGGGCCGCCAGAACGCCATAGTCGGCATCGAGCAGCATGGCGTTGCCGAGCGTCTGCAGCTGGTAGGAAAGCGGCGGGCCGCCTGACCAGTTGGTTTCGAAGGACGCGCGGCTGATGACCTTGAACTCGAAAGCGATTTGATAACTCTCGCCGTCGAAGCCGCTAGCGTCCGGCGTGCCGCCCAGCCGGTGTTCCGGGTCGCGCACATAGAGCTCGAGCGGATAGCGGATCTCACATTCCGGGTGCATTTCTTTGAACGCGCAGGCGACCGCCGGTTCCGCCCATCGGCCGAGCCGCATGGCGGCGTTTTCTTCCGGGCCGGAAGCGAGCCCGGCCTTGCGCGCCCATATTTCATAGGCGGTGGCGTATGGATCGACGCCGGCCACCGCGCCGATCTCGCTCATGGTGAGATCCTGAGCGCGCAGCGCGAACCATTCCGGCGTGCGCGGCTCCACGAAATAGCGCTCGACAGTCATTGCATGCTTCCTCCGTAGAGGCCGCCGCGGCACACCCATGCGGCGACCGCGGCCGCCGAGCCGTAGCTGAGCGGCGGTGCGAAGTTGAACAGCCAGACCAGCGTGGCGTGGATCAGCGGCCAGCTCGTCGGGCCGAGCGCGAAGGTGCGCTGCAGATCATTCTCGAGGATGGCGAGGAGGAGGGCATCTTTTGGCCGCGCACCGTAATGCAGCCAGCCGCTGAGCTCGGCGGAGAACAGCTCGGGCGCCAAGCGCAGCACCGGTGCGCGCAAAGGCGTTTTCAGCTGCGATACCATGAACACACTCGCTGCTGATGTGACTTGTTACGAAAGCGTTAATGGTCTCATACAGACGTAGGCAAGTCAAATACAAAGGTAGGCAAGCGCAAAACGGCTAAGGAGCGCTTGCGAATCTAAGTTTCACTGCTCCGAAAGGGGAGGGGTTCGCCTATGTCCCGGTGCGCCTGCGCAGGCGCTCGTCTATCAGCGTATCGAACTGGTGGTAAAGCTCATCATAGTCGGTCGTCGGAAGCAGCTGCATCCTGCGATCAAGGCTTCGCCTGAGGACCTTCGGGCCGGCGCCATTGACCAGCCAATCTGGATTGACACCGAGAGCCAGCGCGATCGGATGCGCCCATCTAGAATGCTTGGAGCTGCGCGCTTCGATCTTCTCGATCGTCACCCGGGGGCATGTCTCCCGGGCAATGGTCGTAACTTCGTCGGCTAGGCGCTGCAAGCTCCAGCCCCTCGCCTCACGCTCCTCCCGCACTCTGTCGCCGAACGTTGCCATGCCTACCAATGTAGACGGCACTTTGCATACTTTGGCATTGACTTGATAGCCTACAATTGTATGTAATTTGCATATGGTTGAGCAGGCAGCGGTTCACTCCGAGCGGCGTGCAGCTCTCGCAAAAGCATGTGAAGCTGTAGGCGGCGAAACGAGACTTGCCGAGTTGATCGGCAAGACCCGCAGCCATGTGACCACGTGGAAGTATCGCGGCATGATTCCGGCTGACCAGGCGATTCCCATCGAGAAGGCCTCTGGCGTCTCGCGCCACGTTCTTCGCCCCGATCTTTATCCTGTTGAGCCCGACGTCCAGCGGAGGGCCGCCGGCGGCGTCTAAACCGCTGGAAGCTTCGGCAACCACGCCGGCGGGCGTCGTGGGGGCCTTTGTTTTGCCAGCCCGCGTCTTTTGCCCTCTTCCGGGTGTGTCTCGAGTACCGGAGGATACGGCGACGGACTGCCGGTCAGTTTCAACCGCTGACCGGCAGTATCCGTTCTTCCTTCCTGCTCGAGAGGCGCGCGGCCCGACCCAGACGCCGCAGGAAGGAAGCCTCTCGGCCCGCATGACAATTTGGACACCCGAAGCGCAAGACGCGGTCGCCAGGCTGCTTGCTGCTGGACTCACGCGCGCCGCGATCGCCGCCAGGCTCGAGACGACGCGCGGCTCGATCGCCGGCATCATCCACCGCAACAGGACATTGCAGATGATGCGCAGATCGAGCGCGCGGCCTCGCCCCGAAAAGAAAGCCGTCGCCAGGAAACCGGCTCCACCGCCGCCAGCGCCGCCGCGGCGGCCGCCGCCACCACCGCCAGAGCCCGAGCCGATTATTCGAGCGACCCATCCGGCGCCAGCGATGCGCCGCGTCGGGCTGCTCGAGCTCAGACGCTTCGAATGCCGCTTTGCGGTCGAGGAGGATCCGGGCGTGATCGGCGGTCAGCGGTTCTGCGGCGCGGCGACGCTCGACACCTACTGCGAACACCACGCCGCGCTGGCCTTCACGGGAAAAGGAAAGGGATGGTCATGACAGACGAATTCGATCCGACGACCGGCGAGATCATCGAGCAGCCGGCCGCGCCGCCGCAGCCGCCGCCCAGGAAGCGGGCAAGCAGGAAGAAACGCGGCAACGGCCGCGCGCCAATTCCGGAGAACGAGACGCCCCGCGAGCGTTATCTACGGAGCTCCGGCAAGCGCATGGAGGCCGCCCTGGTGGCGCTCGATCTGATCGGCGCATTCGGCCGCAACCGCGCCAATTACGACTACACCGACCTTGAAGCGGAAAAACTGATCGTTCGCCTCGAGGCGGCGATCGCCGAGACGCGGCGGGATCTCGCGCGGCCGGCATCGCGCGGCGACGAGCGCAAGGCCAGGCGGCAATTCATTCGAGACTAGAGCTCCGTGCAACGAGGCCCGGAGAGGCCGCCGCGATCAGCCGGTTCATGACCCAAGCGCGCGGCGGCCGACAGAACGGAAGGACGAGATGGGCGAGATCATATTCGGCCGGGACAACAAGTTCGACATGCAGCTCAGTCAGGCGCTGATCGACGAGCGCCGGCTGGCCGAGATTTTTGAACATGCCGACATCCACAAGATCGAGCTCAAGAGCGAAAGCCATCAATGGGAGGAAACCGGCAACATATGCATTGAATATCGCCAGGATGGCCGGCCATCCGGCATCGCCGCGACGCAGGCCGGCGTCTGGGTGCACGAGCTCAAGCGCGACGGCGAAACGCTCTGCTATCTGATGTTCCCGACCGAGCGGCTGAAAAAGCTGGCGCGTGAAGCCTACAAGCAGGGTCGACGTCGATCGAGAGCCGGCGACGGTGGCCGCTTCGATGTCGTTCTGCTGCGTCTGCGGGACATCCTGAAATGACCTCTTTTCGTTACATGGAGGCGTAACGAAATGTCGCGCTCGACGCTGTTCAAAAAAGGTCCGATGACTGTCGCCGAGCGAGTGCGACGCCATCGCAAAAAGCTCGCCAGGGCGAAAGCTGCCGCAAACCCGAAAGCCGAACGGCGCGCCGATCGCGAGCGGCAACTGGCCAGCCGTATCCTGGCGTTTCCCGATCGCCGTTATGGCGTGATCGTTTCTGATCCTGAATGGCACGATTCCGTGTGGGGTGAAGATACCGGCATGGACCGCCATGCCGCCAATCATTATCCGACGAGCTCGATCGAGGTGATCAAGGCGCGCGACGTGCCGTCGATCGCCGCCCAGGACTGCGCTCTGTGGTTGTGGACGACCAACCAGCATCTGCGCATAGCGCTCGATGTCATGGATGCCTGGGGCTTCGAATACAAGTCCAACTACTGCTGGGGCAAAGATCGCATCGGGCTCGGCCGCTGGAACCGAAGCCGGCATGAATTGCTGCTGATCGGTACGCGCGGCAAGATTCCCTGTCCGGCTCCCGGCACGCAATGGCCATCGCTGATCGAGGCGGCGCGCGGCTCGCATTCGGCCAAGCCGGAATGCTTCCTCGAAATGATCGAGCAATATTATCCGACCATACCCAAGATCGAGCTCAACCGTCGCGGGCCGCCACGACCAGGATGGGATGCCTGGGGGAACGAAGTCGACGAGGCCGCCGCATGACCGCCTGGCGGCAACTCGACCTGTTGAAGGATCCGCGCCGCCAGCGCGGCACGAAGCCGCCTGCCGCCGCCGAATTCGCGACCCATTGCGCGATCGCTGACACCATCCGCGTCAATCTCGCACCAGGCTGGCTCTGGTTCCACTGCCCGAACGGGGAACTGAGGCCGGATGGCGCTGGCGCCCGGCTGAAAAGAATGGGGACTAGGCCGGGCGTCTCCGATTTCCTGCTCGTAGCGCCGCCCTCAGGCCGCCTCCACGCGCTCGAGCTCAAGAGGCGGGGGGAAAGACCCACCGACGCCCAACACGCGTTCCTGGCCGATCTGGCGGACGCTGGAGGCCTGTCCGCCTGGGTCGACAGCTATGGCGGCGCCATCGAGCAGCTGAAGGCCTGGGGCGCGCTCAAACGATCGATCGAGGTAGCGGCATGACACCGGAGCAGGCAGAGATCCTGAGCGCCGCGCTCGAGGCCTTCGAGGAATGGCTGATCATCGTGGTCTGGCGCGCCAACGACAAGGAGGCGCGGCAAGAAGCGCGCCAGGAGCTGATCGACGCGGTCGACGAGCTCGTGTCGGCGCTCGAGCTCGACGAGCGGCGCGGAGGCGAAAGGTGACGCCTTACCGCAGCCCCGCCGCCTTGCGCAGCGCCTGGTTCATGCGCGTCTGCCAGCCGGCGCCACCGGCCTTGAACCGCTCGATCACGTCGGCATCCAGACGCAGCTTGACGGCGCGCTTGGGTGCTTCGCCCACCGGTGGCCGACCGAGCTTCTTGCGGGCGATCTCCTCCGCGGCCGCAGGAAACTCTTCGGCGAACGTCCTCAGCTCGACCTTTTCGTCGTCGCCAGGCGACCAGTCGTCGGGATTGGCGGCGATGCGCCGTTGCAGCTCGGCCTCATGCGCGTCCGACCATTTGTCATCGGGCACTTCCCGCAAATTGATCTTTCGTTTGTCAGCCATGGTGAAGCCTCCTTTCAGCCCGGTCGGCCCGGCGCATGCTCACCAGCGAGATTGCCTCGCTGCCCAGCCGGGCATAGACGACGGCAATCGTGTGACCCTCAAGCGGGCCGATCGCCATCCGCCTTCCTTTCTTCGCAACGACGATCGTGGCAGTGGTGAAGAACGCCTCACCCTCGGCCGTGAAGCCATCGGCGTTCCCGAGGGAAGCGAAGTCATAACCTTCGTGATCCCTGATGTTGTCCAGCCGCTTCTTTTCGTCCCACACGATCTTCATAAGACTTATGTACCCCCATTAATCGCCGGATGCAATATCTTTGTGGGGGTACAGAAAAGAATTTCGCGGGGCGCGGCATGACGCCACAACGCCCCGACGACATCACCCAGGCCGACTGGTTCCAGGAAGCCGCAGCCCATGCCCGGGTGGCATCCCGGCGATACTGGGCAAAGGGCGGCAAGGCCGACCAGGACCATCCAAGGCACGACATGCCCTACTGGCCGGGAATACCGACCGGCAAGATCGACGCCGAGCTCGTCGAGCGGTCGCAGCGGAGGCGGATGAGGTGAAGGATGAGACGCCACGCGATGCGACAGCAGCCTCACCAGAGGTCAAGGAACATACCGACGAGGCGCTGGCGCTGGAGTTCGCACGGCGCCATTCGTCGTTCTTCCGATACGTCTCGGACTGGAACCGCTGGATGATCTACGACGGCGAGATGTGGGTGCGCGACGAACTGATGCGCGTCTATTCGGAATCCCGCGCGCTCTGCCGCGAAGACTCGATCGCCGCCTCGAAGACCATGAAAGCCAAGATCCTGTCGGCCAGGACCGTCAACGCGATCGTGTCGCTGGCGCGCTCCGATCCGATCCTGGCGGCCGTCGTCGACCAATGGGACCATGACCCGATGGCGCTCAACTGCCGCGGCGAGGTGCACCAGCTCGACGACGACCGCTTCAGCCGGATGGCGATTCCCGGCGACTACCTGACCAAGTCCACGACCGTGAAGCCGTCCGGCGATTGCCCGCTGTGGATCGAGTTCCTCGAAAAGGTGACGGCCGGCGATGCCGCCCTGGTCGACTATCTTCAGCGGGTCTGCGGCTATTGCCTTACCGGCTCGACGCAGGAGCAGTGCCTGTTCTTCCTCTACGGCCCCGGCGGCAACGGCAAGACGACCTTCGTCAACACCATTTCCGGCGTCATGGGCGACTATGCGAAGACCGCGGCGATCGACGCCTTCTCGCAGACCGGCAACGATCGCCACCCGACCGAGCTCGCCAACCTGCAGGGCGCCAGGCTGGTGGTGGCGTCCGAAACCGCGGAAGGCCGCAGATGGGACGAGACGCGGATCAAGACGCTGACCGGCGGCGAAACCATCTCGGCGCGTTTCATGCGCATGGATTTCTTCGAATACAGGCCGGTGCTCAAGCTGATGGTTTCGGGCAACCATAAGCCTGAGCTCAAGGGCGTCGACGAGGCCTGGCGGCGCCGGATGCAGATCATCCCCTTCACGGTGAGGATTCCGGCCAGCGAGCGCATCTTCGGGCTCGAGCAGCTACTCAGGCTCGAATGGCCTGGCATCCTGGCCTGGATGATCGAGGGCGCCCGCCACTGGTCCGCGATGGGCCTGCAGCCGCCGCCGGCCGTGATGGACGCCACCGAGGAATATCTCGAGGGCGAGGACGTGCTCGGCGGCTGGATCGAGGAAACGATCGACTTCGCGCCGGCCGATGAGAAGGCCTTCCTGAGCCGCCAGGCTCTTTTCGGCGAATGGTCGCTGTTCTGCAAGAACACCGGCGAGAAGATCGGCACGCGCAAGCAGTTCGTCGTCGCTATCAACCGCCGCAAGGGTTTCAACCAGCACAAGCGGGATGGAGTGCGCGGCTACCTGGGGATGAGATTCAAGGAACATCGGCCGCCAAAGGACGAGCTAAATTTATGAATGAAAACAATGTCAGGGCACGTTGGGCACTTCCGCCCCTTTTCCACGTATGGGGGATTCTTGATTCATACGCGCGGACACGCGCACACAATGAGTCCGGATTCCCCCATACGTCTAAATGCTTGGCTCCTGCCCGACGTGCCCTGATGATGTGTCGTTTCACGTGAAAACCTGAGCCCGGAAAAGGAGAGCGAAAATGACCCAACCAGCCGAAAAACTGTCCGCCCTGAACGCTCCGCGCCTCGTCGGCGCCTCAGCCGAGATCGAGGCCATCATCAGCGGCGGCGAAGGCCTCTACCGCCGCCGGCGCAAGGAACTGGAGGAGGCCGAGCGCACCTACCAGGCCGAGCGTTTCGCGCTGCTGGCGGACTTCGACCAGCGGGCGCAGGCCCTGGTCGACGAGCGCGAGGACAAGCTGCGCGAGCTCGACACCACCCATGCGCGCCGGAAGGCCAAGCGTGAGCGCGTGCTAGCGGCGCTGGCGACATTGCGGGACGTCTGAGATGGCTAACCCGATAGTGATTGATATTTCTCACCACAATCCGGAGCCCGACTGGGCCGCGCTCAAGAAAGGCGGCACGGTCGGCGTCATCCTCAAGGCGACCGAAGGCACCAGCTACCAGGATGACACGCTTTACAGCCGCGGCGTGGCGGCGCACGAAGCCGGGCTGAAGACCGCGACCTATCATTTCTTGCGCCCAGGCTCGATCGACGAGCAGATGGACTTCTACCTCTCGGTGGTCGACCCGCTGCCCGGCGAGCGCATGGTGCTCGACCATGAGGATCCCGGCGTCTCGCTGTCCGATCTCGAGGACGCCGTCGAATATCTGCTCGACTGCCGCCCCGATCTCCAGATCAGCATCTATTCCGGCCATCTGATCAAGGACCAGCTCGGCGATCGCCTCAGCGACATCCTGGCCGACAACACCTCGCTGTGGATCGCCCAATACACGAGCGCTGCAGCGCCCTCCTGGCCGAAAGGCACCTGGGCAGTCTGGTCGCTGTGGCAATACACCGACCAGGCCGAGGTGAGCGGGATCTCTGCCCGGGTCGATGGCAACCGCTGGAATGGTTCAATTGAGAACCTTATCACCTGGTTCGGTCCTGCAGGGGAGCCTGTACCGGAGCCTGCACCGGAACCAGAAGCGGGCGAGGTGCTGGTCAGCGTGATCGCCAGCCCTGGCGTCAAGGTCACGGTGATGGTCAATGGCGAGACTAAGCAACCTTAAGCCAAGGCTTGCCGCCCTTGCGCCGCGCATCGGCTTTGCGCCCGGCGACCGGCAGGCGGAAGCCAGCTACCGCAAGACGACGCAGCCCTCGCAGGAATGGTACACATCGAGGCGCTGGCGCCAGCTGCGCTGGTCCGTCCTGGTCCGCGACCTGTTCACCTGTGCGATCTGCCATCACGTGATCGCCGACACCTCGCAGCTGGTGTGCGACCACGTCGAGCCGCACCGTGGCGACGAACGGCGGTTCTGGGCCGGTCCCTTCCAGACTTTGTGCAAGCCCTGCCATGACAGCGCCAAGCAGGCGGCCGAGCAGGCAATGCGCAACAATCCAACGCCATAGCGCAACATTCCTGCCCAATCTGACTGTTGTCAGCAACAATATTGCTGACGAGGGGCCCGGGGGGGCGTATATGTCCCGAAACGGGGCATCGGCCGTCAGTCGGCCCCGCAGCCATTCGGAGAATTTTTTCCGTGGTGACTGAGGAAAAAAAGCCTAGAGGCCGCGGTCGGCCGCGGAAGCACGAGGCAAGGCCTCATTTCGAGACCGCGCTCGAATATGCAATGCACGTCATCAACGACAGCACCGTCACCGCACGGCGCCGCGACGCCATGGCAATGGCGGTGCTTCGCTACGGCTACCAGGCATCGACGGCCAAGGCGACCGCCGACAAACCGGGCAAGAAGGCGGCAGCCAATCTCGAGGCGCAGACCGCGCACCAGGAGACCGAGTGGGGGGTCCTGGTGCAATGAGCGGCTGGAGCTTCACCTGCCCGGACTGGGACGCACGCTTGCGGCAGGGGCGCTCGCTGCTTCCCGATCTACCTCTCGACGATGCCGAAGGCGAGCGGGCGCTCGGGATCTTCGGCAAGCTTAGGCTGCCTGACGTGCCGGGACGGCCGGCGCTCGCCGATGCGGCCGGGCAGTGGCAGCGCGATATCGTCCGCGCGGTGTTCGGCTCGCTCGACGAGAACGGCAACCGCCAGGTGCCGGAAGTGTTCGCGCTGGTGCCGAAGAAGAACTCCAAGACCACCGGCGGCGCGGCGATCATGGTGACGGCGCTGTTGATGAACAGGCGGCCGCGCGCGGAATTCATCCTGGTCGGGCCGACGCAGGAAGTCGCCGACCTCGCCTTCCAGCAGGCGGCCGGCATGATCGACGCGGATCCGGAAGGCTACCTGCCGAAACGCTTCCTCGTGCAGGAGCACATCAAGACCATCCTCGACCGCAAGACCAAGGCCAGGCTGAAGGTGAAGACCTTCGACCTCAAGGTGATGACCGGCGCCAAGCCGGCCGGCGTGCTGGTCGACGAGCTGCACCTGATGTCGACGATGGCGTTCGCCGGCCGCGTCATCGGCCAGATCCGCGGCGGCGTGATCGCCAACCCGGAAGCCTTCCTGATCTTCATCTCGACGCAGTCCGACCAGCCGCCGGCGGGCGTGTTCCGGGCCGAGCTCGGCTATGCGCGCGGCGTTCGTGACGGACGCGTCAAGGACGGCCGCATGCTGCCGGTGCTCTACGAGTTCCCGGAATCGATGCAGCGGTCGGCCGAATGGCAGGATCCGCGCCACTGGCCGATGGTGCTGCCGAACCTCGGCAAGTCGATAACGCTCGACCGGCTGGTCGCCGACTGGGCGACCGCGCAGGAGAAGGGCGAGGAGGAGGAGCGGCGCTGGGCCTCGCAGCACCTCAACGTCGAGATCGGCCTGGCGCTGCACGACGACCGCTGGGCCGGCGCGGACTATTGGGAAGATGCCGCCGATCCGTCGATCACGCTGGATAGCCTGATCGAACGCTGCGACGTCGCGGTGGTCGGCATTGACGGCGGCGGCCTCGACGATCTGCTCGGCCTGGCGGTGCTCGGCCGCGACCGGACGACCCGCGACTGGCTGCTGTGGTCGCGCGCGTGGGCGCATACCGACGTTCTCGAGCGGCGCCGCGACACCGCGCAGCGGCTGGAGGACTTCGCCGCCGATGGCGACCTGGTGATCTGCGAGCGGCCGACGCAGGACATCGAGGAGGTCGCGGCCATCGTCGCCAGGCTGAAGGAAGCCGAGCTGCTGCCCGAAAAGGCGGCGGTCGGCGTCGACCTACACGGCATTTCCGACCTGGTCAACGAACTGGCGCTGAACGGCATCGGCGAGGGCCAGGTGATCGGCATCAGCCAGGGATACCGGCTCACCGGCGCGGTGTGGTCCTCCGAGCGGGCGTTGAAGGACGGCACGCTGTGGCACGCCGGATCCCGGCTGATGGCGTGGTGCGTCGGCAACGCCAAGGCCGAGCAGCGCGGCAATGCCGTGCTGATCACCAAGCAGGCCGCCGGCAAGGCCAAGATCGATCCGCTGGTCGCCTTGTTCGACGCCATGATGCTGGCCGGCCGCAACCCGCAGCCGATGCACGTGCCGAAGGGGCAGCTGTTTTTTGTGGGAGGCCAGCCATGAACCGCGCCTATGCCGTTCTCGACATCAAGTCGGTCGACGAGGACAAACGCGAGATCCGCGGCATCGCCTCGACGCCTTCGCCCGACCGCATGGAGGACATCGTCGAGCCTGAGGGCGTGAAGTTCGCGCTGCCGCTGCCGCTGCTTTACCAGCATGACAGCCGCCAGCCGATCGGCCACGTCACCGAAGCCAAGGTGTCGAAAGACGGCATCGAGATCGCCGCTACGGTGGTCAAGGGCGTCGACGAGGGGATCGACAAGGCCTGGCGCTATATCAAGTCGAAGCTGGTGCGCGGCCTGTCGATCGGGTTCCGTGCGCTGGAAAGTGAAGCGATCGACGCGAAGAACCCTTGGGGCGGCACCCGCTTCAAGAGCTGGGAATGGCTGGAGCTGTCGGCGGTAACCGTCGCGGCCAACCAGGACGCCAGCATCACCTCTATCAAATCCATCGACGAAGCGCAGCGGGCCGCGACCGGCCAGGGACTGCGCTCCGTCAAGACCCTGCCCGGCGTCACGGGCGCAACCCGACGAAAGGAGGGCAGCGCCATGAAGACGCTCGCCGAACAGATCGCTTCGCTGGAAGCGACCCGCGCCGCCAAGGCGGCAAGGATGACGGAAATCATGCAGAAAACGGCCGAGGACGGCCGCTCGACCGACGCCGCGGAGCAGGAGGAATTCGACACGCTCGAGGACGAGCTGAAGGCGGTCGACGCCGATCTCGCCCGCATGCAGGCGGTCGAGAAGCTCAACAAGGCCAGGGCCACGCCGGTGAGCGGAGCAAAAACGCCGGAAGAGGCGGCGGTAGTCCGCAGCGGCGCCAGCGCCATCGTGCTCAAGCAGACCCTGCCCAAGGGCACCGCCTTCACCCGCTACGTGATGGCGTATGCGGCGGCACAGGGCAACGTGATGCAGGCAGCCGAGATCGCCAAGCGGTGGCACAATTCGACGCCTGAGGTCGAGATTGCACTGAAGGCGGCGGTGACCGCCGGCACGACGACCGATGCCGACTGGGCGAAGCCGCTGGTCGAATACCAGACGATGGCCGACGAGATCCTCGATCTTATCCGGCCGGCCACGATCATCGGCCGCGTTCCCGGCCTCAGATACGTGCCGTTCAACACCAGGTTGGTCACCGTGCTGCAGGACAGCCTGGTCAAGTGGGTCGGTGAGGCCAAGGCCAAGCCGGTCGGTGAAATGAAATTCGGCGAGGTGACGCTGGGCGTCAACAAGGTCGCCGGCATCGTGGTGCTGTCGGAGGAACTGGTCAGGTTCTCGCGGCCGAATGCCGAGACCGAGGTGCGTTCCAACCTGGTCAAGGTGATCACCAAGTTCCTCGATCAGAACTTCATCGATCCGGCGATCGCGGCGGCGGCCGGCGTGCGACCGGGATCCATCCTCAACGGCGTGGTCGGCATTCCGTCGTCGGGAACGGCATCGGAGGACGCCAACGCCGACATCCAGGCGCTGCTGATCGCCGCGGCGGATTTCGAAACGCCGGTCTTCATCACGACGAAGACGATCGGAATGCAGCTTGCCATGCTGAAAAATCCGCTCGGTCAGGCTGAATTCCCGAATCTCAGCCCGACGGGCGCCGATGCCGGCAACATACTCGGCGTGCCGGCGGTCATCTCCAACGCAGTTCCGGCAGGCATCCTGGCTATCATCGACGCAAGCCGGATCATGATCGCCGACGATGGCGGCGTCTCGATCTCGATCTCGCGCGAGGCGACGCTCGAGATGAACGACGCTCCTGCTGATCCGAGCACCGCGACGTTCAATCTCTGGCAGAACAACTGCGTGGGCATCCGCGCCGAGCGGATGATCACCTGGCGGCGGGTGGTCGATACCGCTGTCGCCTACATCACCGGCGCCAACTACACCGGCGTGGTTACGCCGTAGGGGGACCGCCACCTGGGCGGCCCGTCACCTACAGCGGGCCGCCTCTTTTCGAAGGGAAGGAGACGCGGCAAATGGCATCGCTGATTGCAAGAGCTCCCATCAGAATCGGCGGCAAGGCGCTGAAAGCCGGCGAGGCCTTCGAACTCGACGAACGCTACGCGCGCACCCTCATCGCCACCCGCCAGGCCGAGCGGGCGACCGAAACTCCGAAGCCGGCGAGGAAGCCGGCGAAGGCCGAGGCCGGGGATAGGCCCAAACCCAAGGCCAAGACCTACAAGACCCGCAAGCTCGAGGCCGGGGACGAATGAAGATCTTCGGCCTGTCGATCACCAAGGCGGCGCGGCGCGAGACGCTGCATCCTGTCACGGCGTGGGACAACGCCCGTGGTGGCTGGTGGCCAGTCATCGTGCACGACCATTATGCCGGCGCCTGGCAGAGGAACGACGAGATCCGCATCGAGGACTGGCTGTCGTTCTGGCCAGTCTTCCGCTGCATCGATCTCATATCCTCCGACGTGTCAAAATGCCGGCTGCGGCTGGTCAGCCAGGACGAAAATGGCATCTGGAGCGAGGCGGACAGCCCGGCTTTCAGCCCAGTGCTCAGAAAGCCGAATGGCTACCAGAACCGGATCCAGTTCGTCGCCTCCTGGGTGCAGTCGAAGCTCATCCACGGCAACGCCTATGTGCTGAAGCAGCGCGACCAGCGCGGCGTGGTGGTGAGGCTGCATGTGCTGGATCCCGCCCATGTGACGGTCCTGGTGGCGCCGAATGGCGATGTCTACTACGAGCTGCGGCGCGACGACCTGGCCGGCCTTTCCGGCAACGACAATGTCGTGGCGCCTGCCCGGGAAATCATCCACGACCGCCAGGACACGTTCTACCATCCGCTGATCGGGCTCTCGAAGATGTACGCGGCCGGCGGACCGGCGCTGCAGGGGCTGTCGATCCAGAAGAACGAGACGCAGTTTTTCGGCAACCGGGCGATGCCGGGCGGTATCCTGACCGCGCCGGGCGCGATGGCCGACGACGCCGTCGCCAGGATGAAATCGCGATGGCAGGAGAATTTCGGCGGCGCCAATGCCGGATCGGTGGCGGTGCTGGCCGATGGCCTGAAATTCGAGCCGCTGGCGGTCAAGGCGACCGATGCGCAGGTAGTCGAGCAGCAGAAGGGCGCCGCCGAGGCGATTTGCGCGGCGTTCGGCGTACCGCCCTACAAGCTTGGCCTCGGACCCATGCCGACCGCCAACAATGTCGAGGCGCTTGACCAGCAGTACTATTCGCAATGCCTGCAGATCTTCATCGAGGCGATCGAGATGTGCCTCGACGAGGGGCTCGAGCTGCCGGCGCCCTACGGCACCGAGTTCGACCTTGACGATCTCCTGCGCCTGGACACGGCGACACACGTGAAATCGCTGTCCGATGCGGTCGGAGCAGGCATCATGGCGCCCAACGAGGCAAGGCGTCGGCTCAACCTTCCGCCGGTCAATGGAGGCGCGTCGCCGTACCTGCAGCAACAGAACTACTCGCTCGCCGCGCTTGCCAAGCGCGACCAGAAGGCGGACCCGTTCGCCCCGGCCAATCCGGCGCCGAAGCCGGCCGAACCCGACGAGCCAGATGAGGACGGGCCGCCGCAAGATGAGGAGCCGGATCCGACCAAGACTTTCATGGCGCGGCTCGAGCAGCGCGTGGCGGAAGGATGGATGGGCGATGCCACAGCTTGACATGGCCGCGATGGTCGATCGCCTGCTGGATGCCGTTTCGGTGCCGCTGGCGGCCCTTGGGGCGCGTGTGAAGGCGCTGGAGGACCGGCAGCCCCAGAAAGGCGACAAGGGCGATCCAGGCCAGCCTGGCGAGCCCGGCAGGCCCGGAGATCCTGGCAGGGACGGCATCGGCCTCGCTGCCGCCATGATCAACCGTGCCGGCGAGCTCGTCATCACGCTGTCCGATGGCAGCCTGCAGACGCTCGGCCTGGTGGTCGGCCGCGACGGAGATCCCGGCAGGCCCGGAGATCCTGGCAGGGATGGCTTGGACGGGTTCGGCTTCGACGACCTTGTCGTCGACTACGACGGTGAGCGCCAGGTGACGTTCCGCTTCACGCAAAGCGACAGGGTGAAAGAATTTCCGGTCTGCCTGCCGATCGTACTCGACCGCGGCGTCTACCGGGCCGAGCAGGAATACGAGCGCGGCGATGCAGTGTCGTTCGGCGGCTCGTTGTGGATCGCCCAGCAGGCAACCGCCGACAAGCCGGAGACCAGCGCCGGATGGAGGCTGGCGGTCAAACGCGGCCGCGACGGAAGGAGTGCCACCAAATGACGATCACCCTCGACGTTGCCAAGGCGCATCTGCGTGTCGATCACACCGACGACGACGCCGACATCGAGCGCAGGATCGCACACGCCTCGGCGATCGTGCTCGACTACATCAAGAAACCATCCGATTGGACTGCGATCGACAGTGTGCACGGTGCGATCGTCGAGGCCGCAACGCTGATGGTGCTGTCGAAACTATACGACGATCGCAATATCGGAGAGGAGGACAGCCAGGTTGCGCTTGGTTATCTGGCGCCAGAGGTGACGGCCATCCTGCATCGTCTTCGCGATCCGGCGCTGGCATAGGGCAGAGGATGTGGCGATGCTTCCCGGCCAACATTCCCTGACGATCTACCGGGGCGACACCAACCGATGGAAGTTCCTGCTCTGGGCGGATGTGGAAAAGACCGAGCCGGTCGATCTGTCTGGCGTGGTCGTGGACGCCGAAATCCGGGACAAGTCGGGCGGCTGCAAGATCGCAACGATCGAGTGCGAGATCGAGACCCCGAACATCATCAATGCCCTGCTGACTGCAGACGCGAGCAACAGCCTGCCACGAAGCAACGCTGCCTGGGACTTGCAGCTAACCTATCCGAACGATGACGTCTCGACCGTCCTCGCGGGCAGGGTGACCGTCATCCCTGACATCACAGGATCATCTCCGTGAACGATATCGTTGTCATCGATGTGGTCGCACCTCCCCCGGTTCCTGTCGTTGTGGAGGTCGCCGGTCTCGGCGGCGCGGGTCCGCCCGGACCTCCGGGTCCACAGGGTCCGCAGGGACCAGCGGGTCCGGTAGGGCCAACTGGCGCGGACAGCAGCGTTCCCGGTCCTACAGGACCGCAAGGGCCAGCGGGTCCACAAGGACCGCAGGGTCCGACAGGAGCGGCCAGCACGGTTCCCGGCCCCGCAGGACCGGAAGGACCGGCTGGAGCAGATAGCATTGTTCCTGGTCCACAGGGTCCACAGGGTCCAGCCGGTGAAACTGGTCCGGAAGGACCGGAAGGACCGGAAGGACCGGCAGGACCGGCAGGCGCTGATAGCACGGTTCCCGGCCCCGCAGGACCGGAAGGACCGGCTGGTGCCGATGGCGTTGTTCAATCGATCGTGGCCGGATCGAACATCACGGTTGACGACACGGATCCTGCAAATCCGATCATCCATTCGGTTGGCGGCAGCAGCAGCGGTACGTTTGGAACCGGCGAGTGGACATATCGCAATACCACGACCGAGCCGCCTGCCAGCGGACAGGTGCGGTTCGATAATGCGAATCCGGACCTCGCCACCAAGATGTGGATTCACAACATTTCGGCGACCGGGGTCGATGCTTCCACTCTCCTGAAACTGATGCTCGATGACGGCGGTCAGGTGCTCGTCCAAGACAAGGACGATGCGACCAAATTCACGGCTTACGACATCACCGGAACGCCGGTCGATGATGGCATTTACTACGAAGTACCGGTCACGCCGTTCGACACTTCCGGCGCAGCCTTGACGGACGGTGCTCGAGTCCTGATCGCCATCGAAGGTGCCGCCACTGGCGTCGGCGACATGACCAAGGCGGTCTACGATCCGACTCTGGTCAATGGCGATGCCTTTGACCGTGCGAACCATCACGGCAGTCAGCTTGCCTCGACCATCAGCAACTTCGCTGCCGCCGCCGATGCAAGGATCTCTGCCGCAATCGGCGTCACCGTGCAGGCGTTTAGTTCCGTGCTGCAGGCGACCACGGCCAGCTTCACGACCGCAAAGGATACCAAGCTGACCGGCATCGCGACCGGTGCAACTGCGAACTCGTCCGATGCGACCCTGCTCAATCGCGCCAACCATACCGGAACACAATCCGCCGACACGATCACCGATGGCACTACCAACAAGGCCTACACCGCGACCGAAAAGACCAAGCTCGCCGGGATCGCAACGGGCGCGACCGCGAACTCGTCCGATGCCACGCTGCTGGCGAGGGCAAACCACACCGGAACACAGATCGCGTCTACGATCTCGGACTTCGCCACCGCAGTCGGCTCGGCTATCACCGGATTCACCGCCAAGGCGACTCCGATCGATGCTGACACGATGCCGCTCTCCGACAGCGCGGCAGGCAATGCTGGCAAGAAGGTCACTTGGGCGAATGTGAAAGCCACGCTCAAGACCTATTTCGACACGCTCTATCAGGTAACCAATGCGACGTTGACCTCATGGGCGGCGATCACCAGAGCCACAGGCTTCGATGCCTTTGTCGCCAACCCAACCTCGTCCAATCTTCGCGCTCTGCTGACCGACGAGACGGGAACTGGTGCTTCTGTGTTCGCCGACAGTCCGGCGCTCACCGGCAATCCGACCGCGCCGACTGCGACCGCTGGCGACAATGACACCAGTATAGCGACAACTGCATTCGTGACGGGCGGCATCGCTACTGCCACCGGAAACACCGCCTATGCCACCAAGGCTAGCATCGTCGATGCCGACCAGATTGCCGGATTCGATAGCGCCGCCAGCAACGCCAAGACTAAGTGGCTGTGGTCAACCCTCAAGACCGCGCTCAACTCGCTCTATCAGGCTGCGAACGCCAACCTGACATCATGGGCAGCGATCACACGCGCCAGCGGTTTTGATACCTTCGTCGGGACTCCGAATAGCGCCAACCTTCGCGGACTGCTTACCGATGAAGTTGGCACAGGTGCCGCGTTGTTCGCAGGCGCTGGCGGCAGCAATATCGGCAACACACCGGCTGGCGGAGTGGCCGCGACCGATGTGCAGGCCGCGATCAACGAACTCGATGGCGATAAGGTCAACACTACCCGCAACGTCTCGACGCAGCATTCGCTGACCGGCGGCGGAAACCTCTCCGCAGACAGGACGCTCAACCTCGTCAACGACACTGCGTCCCCCGGCACCAACAAGGTCTATGGCACCGATGGCAGTGGCGTTCGTGGCTGGAAGAATGATCCGGCTGGCGGCTCGTCCTTCTCCGATAGCGCGGGCTTGCGGGCGCTTCTCTCGGACGAGACGGGAACCGGTGCGGCGGTATTCGCGGACAGCCCTGCATTCGCCGGAACTCCAACTGCCCCGACCGTTTCTGGATCAGACAACAGCACATCGATTGCCACTACTGCATGGGTGAAATCACAGGGTTATAGCGCCGGGGCAGGATCCGGCGACATGGTAAAGTCTGTCTACGATCCGACAAACGTCAATAGCGATGCCTTCGCCAGAGCCAATCACACTGGTACCCAAAGCGCCGATACGGTTGTCGACGGTACGACGAACCATGTGTTCACGGCTGCTGATGACACCAAGCTTGGTGGCATCGCGACCGGCGCGACGTCTAACGACACTGATGCCAACCTGCGCGACCGCGCCACCCACACCGGGACGCAGCTTTCCTCAACCATCAGCGACTTCAACTCTGCTGCCGATGCCCGTGTCACGGCGGCAAGCGGCGCGGCAGTTTCCATACTTGGCCGGTCGGCTAACAGCGCCGGTTCAAGAGCCGATATAGCCGCCGCCGCCAACGACACCTTCCTGCGTCGTGTTGGCGATGCCCTTGGTTTTGGCGCTCTCACCATTGGCATGATCGGCGATGGTCTGATCACCTACGCCAAGATGGCGACCGCTGCGATTGCCACGGCAGCGGAATATCGGGCGGCGACAGCAAGCAAGCTGCTCAGCGCCGCCGCTGTATGGAGTGCAGCCGAGCTGGGAGTCCTGACCGATGCAACGACCATTGCGGTCGATATGTCGACGGGATTCAATTTCGGTGGCGCATCCAATGCTCCCTTGGCTCTCGCGGGCAACCGGACTCTGGGCGCGCCGACGAACACCAAGATCGGCCAGACAGGAATGCTGCTGTTCACGGCGACCACTTCGTCGCGGACTCTGGCGCTGGCTTCGGCATGGGTGCCTGCGACCGGCGTCGAGGCCTTCCCGATCACGATCACCACGACCGAGACTGTCGCCATCGCCTACTGGGTGCAGTCCTCGACCAAAATCTGGATCACTGGCGTTTTCAGAAGGACGACCTGATGTTCCTGCTCGACCTTCCACCGCCCGCCATTATCCAGCCGACGCCGCTGGAGCGTGTTCATTTCGGCAAGAGCTACGCCACCGACCACGTCGAGTATGATCAGTTCCAGTTGCCGAAGGACTGGCGCGAAGCCTCCCTGATGGAACTGCGTCGATGGTTCCCGATAAAGGAGCCGGAATGGATTTGGGAAGCCATGCTTCCCGGTGTGATCCCGCCAAGAGGCAAATCCACTGCTGGTGGTGGTGGAGGAGGCACCAAGACAACTGTCGTTTTGACCTCAACATCGGCCAGCGGCCAGACATGGACATCTCTTAGCGACTGGAACAGCAGCGATAATGTTGTTCATGTCATCGCTGGCGGTGGTTCCGGCGGTG